GCCGGTGTCAGCGAGGATCGCGGTCGCTTCCTCGCACAGTCCGGTGCGCAGCCGCTCCTGTGCGGCGGCGAGCTGCTCACCGTCCGCGTACGCGACGTTGCCGGAGCCGAGGCCCTTGGATGCGACGACGCGATGCGTCCCGGCCGCGGCGGTGACTGCGGGGTCGATGCCGGCGGTCACCCAGGCGGCGACCTGCGCGCAAGCGGCGTCACGGAACGCCGTGATGAGGGTCGCGTCGAGGGGGCCGCCGGTGGCGTCGACCTGGTAGCGGCTGGTGATGGTGGCGACGCGGATCATGCGGGATGCGGACGCCAGGAGCCGGTCGGCGTTCGCGGGCGCTGAGGCCAGCCAGCTGCCGTCGACAAGGTCGGTGGAGGTGGCGTAGACGAGGCTCACGGTGCCCTCCCTGGACGTGGTGTGGTGGTTGGTGAGGGGCGGCGCAGGTCGCGCTCCTGGCAGCGGGCGAAGTGACCACCGTGGGGGTACCCGCCGAGCGGCCTTCTGCCGGGGGAACGGAGCTGGTGGCGGCAGTTGACGCCGCCCCTCACCGAGATGTGCTACGCGAGCAGGCCGCGCAGGACGCCGTGCTGCAGCGGCGAGCCGAACTTCAGGCCGATCTCGCCGTACAGCTGGGTGTCGTCGGAGGCGCCGGTCTTGGCGAGGGGCTCCTCGAAGAAGACGCCCTTGCCGGGGACGCTCAGGAAGAAGGGCGCGAGGTCGGACAGCGACGCGAGGATGATCGTGTCCCGCGGCACCGCCCGGTCGAGCAGGATGTTGAGCCGGCCGAAGTCGGTCTCGATCTGGTCGACGGAGACGCCGCCGATCTTCTCGCCGCTGATCAGCGGGTTCACCTTGGCGTACGCCGTGGCGTAGGCCTTGGTGAGGGCGATCTTCTGCGAGGAGCCGACGAGGAAGGTGCCGAGCCCGTCGGTCAGGCCGCCGTTGTCGAAGACGGTCTGCACGAACGGGCTGATGTCGGCGTCGACGTCGAGGGCGCCGGTGCGCACCAGGTGCACGGCGATGCCGGAGGCGGTGCCGATGGTGATGGCGGCCCCACCGGAGGTCGCGGCGACCTTGAAGGACACGGTCGTCGAGATGGACTGCACCCAGTAGACGCGGCCGACGACGATGGCCGTGGCCACGCCGACGTTGGTGAAGACGACCTTGTCGCCGACGGACAGGGAGTGGGTGACGGTGATCGTGTCGGTCGCCGCGGTGGCGGCCGTGTACGACTTGCCGCCCTTGTCGACGAGGTTCCCGGACGCGAGGGCCTCGACGGCGGAGATCAGGCCGCGGGTCTGGCGGGCCGTGGTGTTGTCGACCGGCTTGACGTACAGGCCGTTGATGAACGCCCAGTTGACGTCCCGGGCGATCTGCTTGAGGGCCTGCTCGACCTGCCAGGTGCCCTCGTTCAGGACGGGGCTCGGCGTGCCGGCGACGTTCGCGCCGCTGAACGCGCCGGTCGCGCCCTGCTTGGTGTAGGAGACGCTGACCTTCTCCTGGTGGATCTCGCAGACGTTCGAGAAGTTCGTGCGGACACGACCCTCGGCGGTCGGCGCGGTCGCGCCCTCGACGCGGGTCCGCTGCGCGGGGTCGCGCAGGTCGTAGCCCTGCCACTCGCCCTCGGTGGCGGTCGTCGCCTGGCCGCCGGTGAGGCCACCGATGGTGGACAGCAGCGGCGTGTCGGCGGGGGACAGGGCGAACAGCTCGCCGTGGTAGTTCGGCAGACCGAAGGTCGTGCCGATGCCGGTCAGGGTTGCCATGGTGATGCTCCTTGAGGTCAGACGGTCGGTGCGAACGCCTTGGAGCGGCGCAGCTCGATCGCGAGGTGGTGGTTGCCGGCCGCGGTGGCGGCGGCGATGCGTGCGTCGATGTCGGCCTCGTCGGTCCCGCCGGCGGTGTCGACGCTGGAGCGGCGCGCCACCTGGGCGGCCTTGAGCTTGCTGTTCTCGTCGACGGCGGTCTTGATGGCGTCGGCGACCTTGGTGGTGAAGTCCTCGGCCTTGGGGTCGAGGGCCGCGACCTTCGCCAGGAAGGTGCGCGAGTCGAGGAGGGCGTCGGGGTCGCCCTGGTGCTTGCTGGCGGTGCGGTAGACGGCGAGCTCGATGGCGGCCTGCCGGGCTTCCTGCTTGGCAGCGGTCGCCTCGGTGGTGAGCTGCTCCGTGGTGAGGGCGCCGTCGCCCTCCTTGATGAAGCCGAGGGCCTTGCCGAACTCCTGCAGGACGGCGTCCCGGGCTTCGGTCGCGGCGGCGGTCTTCGCGTTGGTGCGCTCGGCGCCGTTCTCGCGTCGCAGGCGGGCGATCTCGGCCTTGAGGGCGGTGGGGTCGTCGGGCAGTCCGTCACCTGGCTGCTGCTCGCCGGCCGCAGGGGGTACCGGTGCAGCCGTGGGCGCGGCGGCCGGCGGCGCGGGGATGGCGGGGGGCGGGGGGGCCGCGGGCGCAGCGGCTGCGGCCGGGCCGGCACCACCCGGGACAGCGGGGGCCGGTTCGGTCATGAAGCGCAGACGCAGCGGGATGCGACGGAAGGTGAACATGAGACGGGCCTCCTGGGTCCGGGTCGGGCGATGGTCCCCGCACCGGGCGGGGTCGGCTCAGCTCGGACGCTGAGACGGGTAGGGGGCGCGCGGGGCGGTCACGGAGTCGCCGCCACCGCCCGGGTTGCCGAGGCTGATCTGCTCACGTCGCCGCTGCCGCATCAGCTGGTGCTCGTCGACGTGCGCGCGGATCTGCGTCTGCAGGCCCCGTGCTGTCGCGTTCGCGGCGCGCCTCTGCTCCGGGTCGACCGCGGCCGCGGCGTCCGCCTTCGCCTTGCGGACCTGCACCTCGAGGTCCCGCAGCTTCGCGCGGGCGGCCTCAGCGTCGGGGTCGTAGGTGGTGACGTCGGCGACAACCGATAGGCCAGGCATGTACGCGACGGGCCGGCATCGGCAGTTCGGGTGGCGCCATCCGGCGGCGCGGGCCTGCGCGAGGGTTCCGGCGACGGTCACGGTGACGTGTTTGTCGGGGTCGGTCATGGATGGCAAGGTGAGTGCCCCGATGGGGCCGTCGTCGATGCGCAGGATCAGGCCCGCCCACGCCGCGCACCGCTCGCACGCGCCGCGGCCGACGATGATCGACACCAGGTTGACGCCGTTCTGCGTGAGGGTCGCAGTGTGCTGCGACTCCCAGGCGCGGCGCGCCGCAGTGCGGCTGGCCATCTCGACGTACGTGCCGAGGTTCCATCGCCGTCCAGCCCGGTCGGTGAACCCGGACACGCCCTGCGCGACGAGCTGATGCCAGGCGCGGGCCTGCACGCTCGTCTGGGTGGCGCCCATGCCGAGCAGCAGGTCGGTCGTCGACTGCGCGATCGCACGCCGGTACACGTCGTCGGGCCAGCGCAGGATCCGTGCAGTCAGGTCGTCGAGCATGTTGGTCAGGTCGCCGACGAGCGACTGTGCGGCGGGCGCGCCGGCGACCTGCTGCAGGGCCGTGGTCGGGTCGGGGACCCCGGCCAGGTCGGACATGTCCTGCAGGGCGGCCAGTGCGCCGTGCTCTTGCGCGACCTGCAGGAGCCGGCTGATCTGGTCGGGCAGCATCTGCCGCAGCTCGGCGACGATCTGCTGGGCGTCGCGTTGCAGCTCGTCGAGGCGGATTTGCTTGGCGACCTGTTCCGGGTCGGCGCGTAGGCCTTGGCTGACCTGCGCGGCGAGGGTCGTGCGGAGCCGCTGCTCGGCCTGTTCGAACAGTGCGGCGACGTCACGGGCGAGGTCGTCGAGGCGGTCCCGGTCGTCGGGCACCCACGTCGGCACTGCGGGTCCTCGCCGGGTCAGCCTGTGAACGCGTACGGGTCGGCCGCGGCCCCGGGCTGTTCGGCGCCGATCTTGGCCGCCTCCTCGTCGACCTGCAGGTCGGTCCAGTCGGGGTGGGTAAGTGCGACCAGGGACCGTGTCGACGCCGCACCAGCGGACTTGAGCGCGAGGGCGGTCTGGGCGAGCTGCAGCTGCGTCTCGCTGATCCCGTCGGGGAACGCGACGGCGAGGTCGGTGGGGTCGCCGTGCTTCTGGAACACGGCCGCGTCGGTGAGGAGCAGCTTGGTGACCAGGGTCCGCAGTGCGGGACGCCAGGCGCGGATCTTGCGGTCGCGGGTCAGCATGGTGCGGGACTGGCGGGCGACGACCTCGGTCGCAGTCTGTGCGGACTGTCCCTGCTCGCCGAACGTCGCCTGGCTGTAGCCGGCGGCGCGCACGATCTGGGTGCCCCAGTGCTCGGCGGTGGCCTGGTGCTCGGCGAAGCGGATCGCGAACTGGGCGGGCGTGATCGGGGAGGTGCCGTTCTCGGCGGGGGCGATCTTCAGGGGGCTGAAGATCTCGGTGTCGAGGTTGAAGGTGGCGCCTCGGCCGGGGCCGAGGTCCTCGAGCATCTCGCGGGACACCAGGAGCCGTGCCTTGGACAGGCGCAGGTCCCGCAGCCATGAGGCGTGGACCTCGTCGAGGTTGTCCAGGAGCGGTTCGATGCCGTCGATGTCGGCGGCGCCGAGCCCTGCAGCGCTGGGGATGTGGCGCCAGGCGCGTGACGTCGACGGCTCGGTGTTCGGCACGTAGACGGCGCCGAGGCCTGGGGTGCGGCCGGCGGTGATGTACCCGTCGGCGTCGACGGCGTCGACCAGGCCGCGGGTGACCTGGTGCTCGCTGAGGGAGAGCCGGCGGCCGAGGTCGGTGACGGTGCCGAGGTACAGGCCGTGCTGGACGTACCCGATGCCGTCGATGAGCTCGTGCCGCTCGAGGTGGCGGATGACGTCGGATCCGTCGCGGTCCAGGACGGTCCAGAACGTCACGGCACGCAGTCGGCCCCACACCATCTCGGGGACGGCGTGGTCGGCGGTGACGGGGGCGACGAAGGCGGCGTCGGCGACGTCGCCGTCCCACACGACCCGCAGCCAGGATCCGCCGAGTGCGGCGCCCTGCTCGGCGGCGCCGGTGAGGGTGGCGAGCAGGTGCTCCTCGAGGGCTCCCTCGATGCGGGTCTGCGTGGCGGCGTCCTTGACGGTGATGCTCGGCGGCTCGGCGAACAGCAGGTCGGCGCTGGTGCGGGCGATGTCGGCGGCGAGGGGGACGTGCGTCTGGTCGCGGTGCTGCGACAGGTCGGCGAGGGGCCGACCCCACCAGAAGCGGGCCAGGGCGCCGACGACGCCGCCGCGGTGCTGCGACGGCCGGTCGAGCAGCACGCCGCTGTACGCCTGGT